CAGATTTGGTAGAGGAAAATAAAAGGGCGCTTCGGCGCTCTTTTTACTTGACAAACAATACGAATCATTATATAAAGAACATACACGCTAATAAACAGAGAGCCGATTTGTTGGATATCTTTAATAACAGTGACGAAACTCAAGTAGAACCAGAAGACTATTGGGGACATTTTGAAATATTAGGAAACACTTTAATGAAAACTTCTACGTATGCTACTCAACTAAAATCAATAATTAATTCACAAGTATATAGTTCTGTTGTATATAGTTTAGGATCACAACTGAATGACCGCAAAGATAGATTTGATAAAGCAGATATAATCGAACAAACAGTTGAAGCAGCAACAGATGGGAGACTAGTTTGGGTTGATGATATCGGTAGGGACCATAGAGATATCGTAGAAAATTTAGATATCGAATTTAAATATATGACTGACGGTATGTTTACCAAACGTAACAAGCAAAAAAAGACAGTCAAAGTAAAATTAAAAAATAGTTTAGGCGAAAACAAAGGCACTACAATTGAAAACCCTGCTGATTTTTATATGCTTGGTCAGCAAAATGCAATTGCAATTATTAGTTCAGAGGATGTAAAACCGTATTTGGTTGGTGTTTCTGACGGTATCGAAGCACATATTCCATTTGATGCACTAGAGTTTATTTTTCGACCAGAAGAAATTTCAAATACGCAACTAGTTGAAGTTAATTACAAAGATGAAAAACGTAAAGCACAACGTGCGGTAATTGAATCAGTGAAACAAAGTATAGAAAATGCTTGATATTTTATTTGATTTATAGTATAATTATCAAATATTAAGGAGAGTAAATGAATCATACAGTTTATAATCAAGATTGCACTAGTGGCATCAGTGAACATATAGAAGATGGAACAGTAGATTTGATATTTACTGATCCTCCGTATGGTATTGAGGGTGATAAACTTGACACACATTATAATCGTGATGAAGGCAATGTAGTTCCTGGCTATGTAGAAGTTCCATTAGAAACATATGGTGAATTTTCTAAGCAATGGATCACAGAATGTGCAAGAGTTTTGCGACCGGGCGGTAGTATGTATATTGTCAGTGGTTATACAAATTTGCATCATATACTTAATGCATTGCACTCAACTGACTTAAAAGAAATTAATCATATTATTGCACAATATAGTTTTGGTGTATCAACAAAAAACAAATTTGTAAGTAGTCACTATCATGTTTTGTTTTGGTCAAAGCCAGAAACAAGCAAGCAAAAGCGCACATTTAATACCAATGCTTATTACACTGATAGTAAAGATAGTTATCATGACCGATTGACAGTGCAGACAATGCCGCGTAGTCATAAACCTGGACAAATTAAAAACAAGAACCAACTGAATGAAGATTGGATTGAGAAGTTTATACTATATAGTAGTAATCGTGGTGATGTAGTAATGGATCCATTTTGTGGTGGCTTCACTACGCCGAGAACTGCATTACGTTACGGTAGAGAGTTTGTTGGGTTTGAAATGAATAAAAACGCATATGATGCTTTCTTACCAACACTTGATGAAGTAGAAGTATTACCTGACCCAGATCCCATAGCACCATCTGCTGAAGAACTTGCCAAAAGAGAAAAGCAGCGTGAAGGTTGGAAGCGTGATCGATTGCGTAAAAAAGAAGAAAATAATTTAAACCCAGCACTGTTTGATTAAAAGTGTTGACCTTTATACAGAGAAATGATATAATATACAAATGTCAGAAGTAAAAAATTATAGCCCAGACTTACAGAAACTATTCATTCAATTCATGGTTACTAATCCTGAACTATATACTAGGATCAGAGGGATTATCAAGCCTGAATATTTTGACCGCAGTGTTCGTCCTGTGGTCAAACAACTTATTGATTATAGTGAAGATTATTCTACACTGCCAGATACTGCAATTATTAAGGCAGAAACGGGGCAAGACATTGAGAAGTTGGACAACATAACCCAGCATGAAGAATGGTTTGTGGATGAGTTTGAGACATTTTGCCGTCACAAGGCTATTGAGAAGGCTATTATCGATAGTACAGACTTACTTGAGACTGGCAAATACGGTGAAGTAGAACTTAGAATTAAAGAGGCTGTTCAAATTGGACTGGCACGTAGTTTAGGAACAGATTATTTTGCTGATCCTAGAGGTGTGCTTGAACGGATGAAAGACAACAATGGTCAGATTACGACTGGTTGGAAATCTCTTGATGATAAGTTATATGGTGGCATTAATCGTGGGGAGATTACGATTTTTGCAGGCGGCTCCGGGGCAGGTAAATCCCTTTTTATGCAAAATATGAGCCTGAATTGGGCGGAGGCTGGGTTGAATTGTGTCTACTTCACATTGGAGTTATCCGAGGAACTTTCAAGTATGCGTATGTATGCAATGCAGACGGACCGCAGTACTAGACGCATTTTTAAAGACCTAGACGATGTTGAACTACAAGTTAAAGCGAAAGGCAAACAGTCCGGTATGCTACGTATAAAGTATCTTCCGAGTGGTTCAACAATCAATGATCTACGGTCTTACTTGAAAGAACTTCAGATACAAACTGGCAAAACAGTTGATTGTATGTGCATTGACTATCTAGACTTGTTAATGCCAGCAACCAAAAAAGTGCCTGCAGGTGATACCTTTACCAAAGACAAATATGTTACAGAAGAAATGCGTAACTTTTCTATGGAAACTCAGACTGTTACTGTGACTGCATCACAGTTAAATCGTAGTGCAGTCGAAGAAATTGAATTTGATCATTCTCATATTGCTGGTGGTATCAGTAAAATTCAAACAGCAGATAATGTTATCGGTATCTTTACATCAAATGCAATGCGTGAACGTGGCCAATATCAATTACAACTACTAAAAACACGTTCATCTTCTGGTGTCGGTAGTAAGGTAAGTTTATTATTCGATAGAGATAGTTTGCGCATTTCAGATGATCCAGATCAAGATAGTAATGGTGTTGGCGCATCAAGCAATGGTGGAAGTACTACAAGTGTTGTTGACCAACTTAGAAAGAAAACAACCCTAAATAAACCAGAAGATGATGATACCCCTGTATTTGAAAAGACACAGGCTGCAAGTTCACTTAGAGCAATGCTTAAAACTAAAAGCAGGTCTGCTTTTGATGAAACTTGATAAATACACTTAACGGAGAATTGTTATGAAACGTAAAAGTCTATTTGAAGAACTAAACAGCATGTCTTATGATAAAGATAATAAACGTCTGGTTGAACAAAAGGGCGAACACCTTATTGCAGGTGCGATACATTTAATGGAATTCATTGAAAATAATTTTGATGAAGATACTGCAAATGATTTACAAAAACGTTTAGTTAATAGTATCCGCACAAAAGACCCGCGTAAATTTAAGCGAGGCATGAATAGTGTAGACAAATAATGGATTTTGAACAACAGTTACACCAACTAAAGGTTCTAGCAGGTATATATAAGCCTTATGATGTATCACAACATCAGGAGAATATCTCACATACTGGCCAAGAAAAAGGCGAGTATCAGAAAAAGAATAATATACAACCTGGAACGGATGAGTGGTTTAAGTTATGGTTTGCAAGACCACAACTAACTGGGGAAAATCCATTTGGGGATAAGAAATGAAGATATCAGATATAATTTTAAATCAAGGAATTGAACGCAGATTTAGAGGCCCACGTAAACCCCGCCAAAAGCAAGTTGGATTTCATGCGAAACTAAAGGGTCTTTTTGATAATGATTTGAGTGAAGCAAAAAATACGCACTTGGATCATGCTGAAGAATTAATCTTTATTTACGGACAAGAGGGACTAAAACGTGTTGTGAGTACGTACTCTAAATTATTATCCTCATTGGATGGTGATAGCGGCGGCGATGCGATTACAACAAAATGGGATGGTGCTCCAGCAATATTTGCTGGGGTTGATCCTGAAGATGGTGAGTTTTTTGTTGGAACTAAGGGTGTATTTGCAAAAACTCCTAAGTTGAATAAAAAGCCTGAAGATATTGAAAAAAATCATGCTGATGTCACCAAAAACGGCGAAGCAATAAGTAAAAAAGGACTACGTGATAAATTATATGCATCACTAGAACACCTCAAAAACTTGGGTATTTCTGGAGTAGTTCAAGGCGATCTTCTTTTTACACGTGACGATTTAAAAGAAGTACAGATTGAAGGTGAAAAGTATATAGCATTCAAGCCTAATACTATAACATACGTTGTTCCTGCTAATAGTGATACAGCACGTGAAATGCTATCATCTAAACTTGGTGTGGTATTTCATACTAGTTATGAGGGCGATACACTAGAAAATATGAGTGCAAGATTTGGTTATGATGCAAGTAACTTAAATAAATCATCTAATGTTTGGTATACTGATGCACGTATTAAAGATGTATCAGGACAAGTAAATCTTAGTAAGGGTGAAGTTAGTGCAATTGCAACTGCAATTAATGAACTTTCAAGTTTGTCTATACCTAGTCCAGATGTGTTTAAAAACATTAATAATACAATTGGCGGAATAGATATAGTTGCTGCACTTAAAGCACATGCTAATACACCTATTCGTTCAGGTAATGCGTTAGAGAAAGATGCTGATAAATTCGTATCAGATTTTATTAATAAATTGAAAGATAAGTTTGATACTGATATGTCTAAATTAAAAACTGGACCAGAAGGCAAAGCAGGACTAGCAAAATTAGATAAAAAGAAACAAGTTGTTGAATTTATTGAAGAGAATGCAAGTAATATTGCGAATATGTATAGAGCGTATTTAAAAACCGAAGCAGTGAAAATGATGTTTCAGCGTAAGATGCGAGATATTAAATCGATTGATAGTTTTATTGAACAACCAGATGGTTCGTTTAAGGTAACTGATCCTGAGGGATTTGTTATTGTAGACCATGTTGGGCGCGCTATGAAAATTGTTGATAGATTAGAATTTAGTGCTGCAAACTTCGCAAAGTAATTAGGGAATAATATGTTTAGTAAAGAATGTAAAGAACATTTAAAAGAAGCAGATATGGGGCCCTTGCAACATGCAAAATTTGCAATTGGTATTGCTCTCCAACTGCAGATTGCAGTATTTGCAATTATTATTCATTCAATCATACCTAGATGCTGTAAAACATATGCAAGTGATAAAATTATCGAACTTGCAAACCGATTTAGGGAGATGAAAGATGAGTGATAAAAAATATACAGCCAGTCAATGGGCAAAAATATATGGCGGTCACGAAATTGATGATGACAATGATAACAGTTTACAATTAGTACACGAACTAACTGAAAGCCGCTTGTTTAGAAATAAAAAGATAGCAAGCGAAGTTAATTTAGATGATGCTGCTGAAATTTCATTCATGTATTTAATGCTATTAAATATTTTCAATAAAGATTATGATTATGCGCCATTGGCAAGTGAATATGCTAAACGTACCGGATCATTTAGAAATTTTGATACATTTAGAACAAGTGGAACGGATCTATATATTTCTTTAAACCGTTTAATGGGTAAAGACAATGATAATAGTAATGAAAAAGATGTAATCGCTAAGAAAAGATTATCACTCAAAAAAGCAGATTTAGTGCAATATCTAACTCATATTGGTAACAATAAAACTGATTCAGGATATGAGCAAAAAATGCTACTTAGATTCCAACGCCAATTAAATATTCAAGATAGTATGTTGAAGTCAATGCGTAGATTGGTTGGAGATTGGGATAATTTGAATCAAAATCAACGTGCACTAGTGGTAACACGTAGTGTTCAATATATGCGTTCTAAAGCAATGCGTAGTGAGTTTACACAACCATTACTTTCTTTTCAAAAGCGTGGTAACTATATGGTTAATGATAGAAACGATAAGAAGAAAAAGATTTGGGATCGCCCTATTGTTAAAGGTGCTGCTAAAGGCGCCGCTGCGATTGGTGGAGCGTATGCTTTAGTTAAAGGTGCAGAAGCATTGGGCAAACGTGCTGCAAAAACAACATATGATAGACCAACAAAATCTGGTCTAACAAAATTCCAATCTAGAAGAAAGTAACATACAATAGTTGGCGTAAAAAGGATAAATAAAAGTATAGAGATGATAAAGTCTCAATAAATTTTAATGGAGAAATAAAATGGTAGCAAAAGTACATGAATCATATGATGCAGGTCAATTCCTAACAGGATCACTAGTACATTTCACAATCGCACACACATCAGCAGTAGACATGAAATTAGTTGTCGAAACAGTTGGTATGAGAGCAACAGTTGTAATTCTAGGTGCAGGCGGTGAACGTGTTGCAGTTGAAAACAACGGCGCATGGGATGCAGCAGACCTACAAGCAGCACTAGGTGCAGGTTATACAGTAACAGACTTTGATTACTAATACATAACCTCTATCTATTAGAGTATAAAGACCCGGCTATGCTGGGTCTTTTTTTGTTTTTAATTATCATCAGATATTGATAAATACTCACATACACCATATATGGAGAAAATAATATGGCATACTCAGTAAAATTCAGACGTGGAACAACTGCAGAACATGCATCGTTTACTGGCGCAGCAGGTGAAGTCACGGTGAATACAACTACAAATCAATTAGTAGTACACGATGGTGCAACTGTTGGTGGACATACAGTTGGTTCAGGCGGCGGCGCCACATCATCTGGTGGTGGTGTCACAATATATGCCAGTATTGCTGCACGTAATGCGGCTGCAGCAAATGAGGGTGATTTCGCATTTCTTAGTGATTCTGACACACTACATATAAACAATGGCAGTGAATGGATCAAAGTTTGGGCAGGCCCAGATGAAAAGCCTACATGGACAGCAGAATTACCAAGTTCAGTAGCATTAAATTCAGACGGCACTGCAAACACATTAGCTGTTGCAGCAACAGATCCAGAAGGATTTGATATAACATATACATATGATACAAGTCCAAGCAATCAAGCACAAGCAACAATTGTAAATAATAATGATGGAACATTTACGTTAACTCCTAGTATTACAGAGACAGATGCTGGAAGCTTTACATTCCGTGCAAAAGCAACTGATGGAATACACGTTATATCTACTACTACTACCGCAGCACTGAGTTTTACTACTCCTATTACATTTACTACAGATTCTCGAATGAACGAGACCACCTTATCGTTTGGCAGCAACCCGACCACATATAAGGACGGATTCATTTTTACAGGTGATACTACTGGATATAATTGGACTAATGCTGTTCCAAGTAACACTCTTAGTGCAGGGAAAAAATACTTTGAGTTTATATGGTCGCACTATTCTGCGGCATGGGCTGAATCAACGTCAGGTATGATAGGAGTGTCAGGATCAGATCAAACACAGTTCGGCTTTGGCATGGAAGACGGATCGCATACCTATACGCTTGATACTGGGAAAATAATCACGAAGACAAATGGCACAGTAACAATTACAGACATAGGTCTTGGGGCACCAGTTCGAGAATCGGATGTAATACAATTTGCATATGATAGTGCGACTGGAGAACTTTGGATTAATAAGAATAATACTACCTGGTGGCCCAGTGATCCAGCATCTGGGTCAGGGGCGGTTTATTCTACAAATAGCGTGCCGCCAGTCATTTTTGCTGGTTCCAGAAGCTCTAATGTCATAAGTTTCGGTGGATATTTCAACGTTGGAAATGATGTCGTTTACACTCCGCCATCTGGGTTCACTGCACATTAATAATACTAATATAATATAATATAATATGGAGAAATAATATGGCAAGAATACACGGTGCAGCAGGTTCAAGTGAAAATCTATCAGGTAACTTGAATTTTTATACAATATATGTAAAAACATTAGACATCACCTCAACCGGTGATATCTTAGATCAGTCACAACAAAATTTTGATGATGTTTGTAATCTAATCAATCTGGTGGCCCAACCTGTAATTATGAATAGTCCTATTCCAGTATCACTTACTGGTCTAGCACCGACACTAACTGGTAATGGTATGATTTTTAAATTTGCGGTAGAGCATGGGCAAGCATTTCAACGTAGTGGCGATAATGTCGCATTACTTAAAGAAATATTCTACGGTGTAGATATTGATGGTGTGCCAATTGATCCTATCACAATGGAATTTGAGATGTCAGAACTACTATAAATCTACATTCTAATGAGCGCCCACTACATAGTATGGTCTTGGAATCATTCGCATAATGAAATAGAATGTGGAGATACCCCATTAAGCAGTGAATGTAAAGAAAAAACCCAGTTTTAAACTGGGTTTTTTTATATGTGGATAATTCTTCTAACCTAAAATGATAAATACATATAACAATTCGTGGAGAAGAACGATGTCTATAAATGAACCGCAATTAGCAGCACTTGAGATACAGAGTTTAGAAACTCATGTAGCAGTTAATCATGAACGATTTAAGAAATTAGATGATTCAATCAGGCGGTTAGAAACATTAGTAGAACGTCAAACATTAGATACAAAGGAACAATTTACAGA